TTTCAGCGCCAACGCCTGTGCCTGTAATACTTCCAGCGCCTTGAATGCGAGCGCCATTACCGATGTTTGCAACTCCAGTCGTTGCAAAGTTCGTCCCATCAAACGTCAGCGCACTCCCACTCGTCACCACCTTTGAGGCGTTCAGGAACAGCACGCCATTGGCGGTGCCCGAAGGCACCGTACCGGTCAGAATGTCCGCAACAGTCGTTTTGTCCGTTACGCCCCCTTGGACGATAGGAACAAGCTCAGTGCCCGCGAGCGGAGTGGAAGCTGCGGGGAGTTGGGAGATTTTCAGATCAGGCATGGTGACCTCATACGTAAATTTGTGAGCCGTTCTCTTGCAAGATCAAAGAGCTGTCTTCCTGCCCGAGGTAGAAAAACACACTCACCAAAATCTTGCTGCCGTCCTCTTGAAAAAGGAAACTTCCGTCTTCTTGGAGTAGCGCAACAACAGTTGGAATCGGTGTCGCCGCCGCACCACCAGAGGTGGTATAGGCGGGCAGCGAGAAACCGAAGTTCAGCGACATCAGAAAATCGCCACGATGCTTGTGCAGTCAGTGCCGGTAGACCACACCCGCCGCGCCTGCACCGGCAAGACCGTACCGGCAATCAAGCCAGTAAAGGTCACATCAGACCCCTGAGCCGTCGTAATCTTGAGGTTACCCGAAGCGCCTGAATTGCCGACGTACAACACCGCAGGCGTAGAAAGATCCGCCGTATCACTGGGCGTAACAGCAGCAGCATCCCCGGGGAACATGGGGAAGGTCGGGGAGTAGTTCGTCTTGGCCATAGGCCCTCCAAGATCAGGGCCCGCCCCGGAGGACAGGCCGGGTCAGTCAGGGCGGGCCGGCCCGCGGCCCGCCCTGCACGCGATCACCGGGTCTGCGCCGCGAACAGGTAGTCGATCCTCGTGCGCCGCGTGCCGAGGTTGTCCCCCGAGATCGACATCGCCGCCACCGCGAGCTCCGTGGCCGGGATGTTCGTTGTGTGCTGCGCCACCAGGTTGTGGTTGACGTAGAACTGCACGAGACCCGTGCCCGTCACGCGGATGCTCAGGGTGACGTAGGTGTCGTTGACCAGATCCACGCCCGAGTCGGTCGAGGTCTCCGTGCCGCCGGATTCGGTCTTGCACAGGATCGATGCGTTGCCATCGTCCACCTGAAAGACGATCCGATCGGCCGCCGCCAGCATCGCCTCCGGGTTGGTCGCAAAGTTGACCGTCAGGCCCACGCAAATATCGGACTGGTCGACCTTGTTGTTCTGCAGGCGCGTCTCGAACCAGATGACCTTGTCGGCCGCTGGCAGGAAGATCTCGTTGCCCTGCACCGAGGCACCGTCGTTGTCGGTGGTGGCCTGGGAGGTCAGGTCAAGCACGCCCCCGACCACGTCCGCGCCGACGTCCGCGCTGGCGCTTGTGTCCTTGATGACCGTCCAGTCGTCGTCGTCATCGACCGCCACCTTGACGAAATCGTCGAACAACTCAAAGACGTCGAGGTTGACGCCGATCGGCAGGTCCGTGCCCCACGGGCCGGTGCTCTGACCCTTGCCCGAGTACAGGACCGGGCCGGAAAAATGCGTGTTCGCCATGATGACCTCACATGCGAGCCAGAGCGCGTCTGTCTGCATGTCGTCAGCCGGGACTGTCAGACGCGCCGGAGAAACCCCGGGGATGCGGGCAGTCTACACCATCCCCCGGAAAAGAAAAGGGCCCCCGAGGGGACCCTTGCCTGCAAGCCGGTGCGCGTCAGGCGCCCGGGCTGCCGTAGATGCCGCGCGGGTCCGACCAGCCGAAGCTGTACCGCTCACGGGCCTTGTACTTGACGTTGCCGGTGTCGAAGTCGCCCTCGAAGGCGGTCTTCATGGACGCACGGTTGAACATCTTCAGGCCGTTCGGGGCGTCGGTCATCAGGAACCAGGCATCCGGGTCGGTCAGGTAGTGGTTGATGGCATAGCCCTGCGGGATCATGCCCATCGACTTCAGCGCGTTGATGTCGTTGTCCGCCGTCTCGACCCGCAGGGTCGACTTCAGCAGACGCTCCATCACGAACTGCAGCGCAGTGGGGATGATCGCCTTGCGCACCTTCAGCGCCACCTTCAGGCCGCGCTCATCGGTGAACTCCGACACATCGATGATGCCCTGTTCCAGGGACGTCTCGTTGAGGTCGGCACCCACCGTCGGGCGGTTGCTGAAGTTCGGCCCGAGGGCGGTGGGGTGCGCCGTGTTGCACAGCGAAACCCCGTCACCGCCGTTGTACGGGCCGGTCGTGTCGAAGGCGTTGTTCAGGATGCCCGCAGCCTTGACCTGCTTGGTGTGCGCCATGGACCGGGCCAGGGCCTTGGTGTAGCGCACGGACAGGCGGTCGTAGAGGTTGTCCTCGACGGCCTCTTCGGTCAGCGAGAACGCCAGAGCCACGGTCTCGTGGGTGTAGCGCGCCGTGAACGACTCCTGGGCGGAGTCGTAGGCCACGCCGGCACCCTCGGCCTTGCTCGGCGCAGCGCCGAAGCCGGTGAGCATAAGCTCTTCCTCGAACGCGCGATCGGAGGTCTCCTCGGAGAAGATCTCGCGATGCTCGTTTTCGTAACGAGCGTACTCCATCCCGAACAGGGCGTTCAGCCCGGGCTCGAGTTCCTTCACCAGTTGGGAACGAGAAATGGCCATGATTAGGCTCCCAGTCCAGCAACCCCGGCGCTGCCGTACAGGTGCTCGTTGATCTTGACCACGACCACGGTGTAGTTCTCACCGAGGCTGTTGCCGGGAACGTCGTACATGCCGACGATCTTCAGGTTCAGCGCCGCCGTCTTGGCGATGGTCGAGGAGTCGAGGGTCATGTTTGACACGCCCGTGACCGTGCTGCCCGTCGTACTGCCGGTGACGTCGGCGTTCTTGCCGATGTCGGCCTGCACCACGTCCTCGTCCGCCTGGATGATGAACAACTGGTTCGGGTCGTCGAACACCTCGGCAATGATCTTGCCGGTGGTGATGTTGACGCTGCCCGGGTAGTAGTTCTTCCACGTCGGCTTGCCCGAGGTCGGGTCGACGTAGTTGCACCCGTTGAAGACCCCAACCGCCGCCACATGGCCTGCGGTATCCGGGTCGAACTTGACCAGGTAGCCGTCGTAGACGGTCACCAGATCGCCCTGGTAGATCGCCCCGGATTGGTTGTCCGCGATCTCGTAGGCATACTGCTTCTGCGCACCGGTCGCAGACAGGTTGCCGAGAGGGCGGAGACCAAAGGGCTTGTTCACGTTCGCCATTTGAGAAACTCCTGTTCAGGAACAGGGCTCGCGGTCAGCGTGCCCCGAAGGTCACGCGAGAGGTTCGCTCCGGCTGCTGGATTCGCATGTTGTGGTGCGAGTTCTCGCGCATCATGTCGTTGTCGACGGACGAGAGTTGTTCCCTCGCCCGCTTCTGGTAGTAAGCCGTGCGCTCGGCCGCGTTCTCCTCGGGGAACCGCGCAAGCAGAAGGCCTCCCACGGCGACCACGCCGGCGTGCCGGCCCTGGTCGATCGTGGGCAGGGAGTCACGGTACTCGGGCGGCAGTTCCTCCGCGCGGACCAACTCGTAGCCCTCGCGCAGGCGCCCGTAGACGTGCTGCTTGTCGTCGAATCCGTTGACTTCGGCACGGATCCAGCGGTGGATGAACCCAGGAGGGGCGGGAGGAGCGTCCAGGCGAGAAGGCGGGGTCCACGGACGGCGACGAGCGGTTTGTTCCCTGGCTTCCCGGGCGGAACGGTCCACGGCGGCCGCAGGCGCGGCCTGCTGCACGGGGGCCCGGGGGGAAGATGCGCGGTCGGAAGAGATGTCGGGCATGGAGGTCAGACCTTCTTGTACTTCGCGTACTCGGTGAGAGGGACGCCAAGTTTGTTGGCGATTGCGACTTCGCTTGGGGTAAGTCGAACCAGTTTGCGCGCGCTGTTGACTCCGGAACTCCGGGATGCAGGAACGACAGCCGGCGCGTGCCGCTGTGTCCTGGGTTGCGAGGATTGCGCCCGGTCGGGAAAGCGACCTGCAATCCGTCGATCCAGTTCAGTGTAATACTCATCCGAGGAGGGGTCAAACCCCTCTTGGTCGACGAGCGACTTGTGAATCTCAAAGGCCGTGTACGTCATGGCCTGATCCTTGCCGAACCATTCGTTCCTCGCGGCCCAGGCATCTGCCTTCGGATCAGACGGTGACGGGGCGGCCTGGCGCACAGGAGGCGGCGCCTGGTACTGGGCCTGCACCGGCGCCATCTGCTGGGGCACCATCTGCTGGGGCACCATCTGCTGGGGCACCATCTGCTGGGGCACCATCTGCTGGGGCGGCAGGTAGGCCGCCACCTGCTGCTGCTCCAGCGTCAACTGCGTCAGTCGCTGCTGGGCGTCCGTCTCGGTATCGACGTCGTTCTCTTCCCGGGCGCGCTTGATGATCGACTTCAGCGTGGCGATCTGGGTGTCGATGCGGCTCTTGGCCTCCGACATCCGGCCCACATCGGTCTGCACCAGTCGCTGCTGGAGTTGGGTGGCCTCGCTCCTCAGACCGTGCGCCAGGGCGATCGCCGCGTCGCGCTGGCGCTCGCTCTCGCGCATGCGAGCCGTCAACTTGGCGATGCGGCGCTTGACCGAATCACTGATGGTGTCCAACTCGCCTGCCAGGGAGCCTTCCTGGCTCTGCGCGGCGGCAGAAGGCCCAGAAGCCCCCGCAGGTGCGCCCTGCTGAGCATTGGCCGGGGCTTCAGCCTCGGGGATGCTGACGTCGACGGCCTGTTGGCCCTCTCCGACGTCAAACTCGAGCGTGTCATCACTGGTGGTCTTGTTCATGCCGCGCCTCACATGTGCAGGATGTCTTCGGGATCGTTGATCGTGGCCAGAATCTCGTCATCGTTGAGGATGCGGATCTCGCCCCCGTCGATGTTCATCCGCGCGCCGGCGTAGCGGCCGAAGATGATCCAGTCGCCGGGCTTGCACCACGGACCTGTCGGGAACTTCGCCGCGTCGGCGTAGGCCAGCGGGCCCACCGACAGGACGTAGCCGCAGGTGGTGGCCACCGTGATCTTCTCGATCGTCTGGTCGGCCAGCAGGATGCCGCCCTTGCTCTTGGCCGCGCCGCGGTAGGGCAGGATCACGATCCGCCAGCCGGTGGGCTTCGGAATCCGCTCGAGCACCGATCCCGGGATCTTCTGGACGTCCAGAGACCCTTCCTTGTAGGCGTCGGTGAGCGTTTGCTCGCGCTCCGCGGCTTCCTGCGCCCATTTGCGCTCAAGTGCGGTCAAAGTGGGCTCTGCCTTGACATCTTGATCAGACATCGCTGTCCTCCTGACTGCCAAGGAAGTCCCTGACCCAGTCTTCCATGAGGGTGAGCGATTCGCGACGGCCCTGGAGGTACTTGTAGTGCTCCATGTTGCGAACTTCGCCCCCGATCATGCGGGTTTCGACGTCTTGGCGCTGCGTTCGTATCTCTTTCTGAAGCCTTTCTGCAAAAACAAGCATTTCTGCCATCCTGTTGGCGGGCGCGAAGCCCGGAAAGCGGGCTCAAGGCCCGAAAACAGCATTATGCACCGGTCTTTCGGGCCGTTTTTGGCTTTCATGCAATCTTGGTTCGCTTCATCGCGTCTTTGCGAAGGACGGAAGTCACTTTTGGGGTCGAAATACCGCTTTTTGACCCCGGAATTGACGGTTTCGGGGGACGTTTGCTGTATTGAGCGATGCGCGATGCGATCACAGGTTGCTTGACGGACGGTTTTTTCATGTTTTGCTCCTACTGAAGCGAGTTCGGGCCGGAAAAAGCGGGCTGCGCGGCTCGTTGGGCGGCCGCCTGGGTCTTGAGAGCCAGGTTGGCCTGATCCATGCGCTCGTCGTTGGCCTCTTTCTGCTGATCCAACTGCAGGCGGGCCTGGTCGATCTGCGTCTTGGCCGCGTCGCGCTGGCCGCGCATCTGGATTTCCTGCTCCTTGACCTTGATCAGCGGGTCTTCCGGGGGCGGGCCAGCCAATTGGGTCTGCAGTTGCTTGACAGCCTGGAAGAACTCCACCGTCTTGATCGCCACCATCGCCTCGCGCTGCAGCGGGGAGATTCGCTGCTCGGGATCCACGCCGTACTGAGTGAACAGTTCCGCTTCCACCGCCTCTTCGGCCTTCAGGCGGATGTGGTCGAAGATGTGCTTCTGCAGCGAACTGGCCACCTGCGGGTTGCCCCCGACCATCGGCGACAGGCTAAACATCAGGTGCGCAGCAATGTGCGCGTCGTGCTGCTGCCCGGCAAAGGCCTTCAGCGGACTGCCGTCCAACGCCTGCGAGTTCTCGCTCACCGGATCCTTGGGCTTGTCCACGTTCTGGCTCACCAGCAGGCCGTCGATGTCGCGCACGCCGATGGCCTCGTACATCCGGCGGTAGGCCTCGTACATGTTGTGCATCTGCGGGGCGCTCTGAGCGAGTTGCAACTCGGTCTGCGCCATCGTGATGCGCTGCGCCACGCTGAAGATGTTCGGATCCGAGACCGGCACCACGTCGATGCGGTCGTCGAAGTCCTTGGCCTTGATCATTCGCGACTCGCCCGGCACGTCATACGGGTACTCGTCCGGCAGAAACTCGGCAAAGCCCTTGGCCAGGAGCTTGAACTCGATGCCTTGGCTGTAGTGCAGGCGCTTGTGCACCGCCGACATGACAGAGGAGCCCTTCTCGAGCAGCGCGATCGTCGTGCCCACGGCCGCGTTCTGGTTGCTGTCGCCTACCTGCAGATCCGTGATGCTCGCCAGGCGCCGCCCGGAATCCACGCAGGACCCCATCAGCGTGAACAAGGTCTGGCTCGGCTCCTTGTAGGGCAGCGTGAACAACGAGGCCGACAACTCCATGCCGCCAGCGTCCATGTCGCGCCACTCGCCCGGGGCGATCGGCTCGTCAGGGTTCATGATCCGCGCGCCCTTGGCCTTCAGGCCGCCCGGCAGATTCGACAGCGTGCCCGCGTCCAGCAACTGGCGCATGGCGCTCGTGGCCGCCTTGGACAGGCCGCCGATCAGGTGCACGAACCCCAGGCCATAGGCCCCCGGGCCTTGGACCAGCATGTAGTGGACGTAGTACTCCTTGCGCAGGTACTTGCCCACCGGGCCGTTGCCGTCGTCCCCGTCCTCCTTCCAGTTCCGGCGCACCCCCACCACCTTGCCCGAGTGCTCGTCCAAGGTGATGATGTAGGGCAACTTCAGCCCCGTGGGCTCTCCGTCCTCGCCCTTGTGCTCGAACCCCGGGACGTCGTAGTCGATCTGGAATTCCAGCAGCGTGATCTCCTCCTCCATCCCGGAAGGCTCGATCCCCACCACCTTGTCCTGAGCCTGCATGATCTGCGAGGTCTCCGCGATCGTCGTGGCCTGCGCATCGTCCAGATACCGGCCCGCGATTACCGACTTCAGGAAGGTGTTGCGCGACATGAAGATGCGATGCGTGATCCGCTCGCAACGGCTCATGACGCTCGACCCGCGGTAGGGGATGTACAGGTCATCCGGCAACACCAGGGTGCTGACCATGCGGTTGAGGGTCGGGTCGAAACACACCTTCTTGAACGCGCTGCCCCCGTAGCCGACGTAGAACAGGAGTTGGTCGAACTCCGGGGTGTACTCCTCCATCACCGTGGTGATCTGGTAGTTCATGAAGTCCTTGACCCGCGCAGCCTGGGCCAGGCGCTCGCGCGTCTCCTTGCCCAACACCTGGGTGCGCACCGGTCCGTCGGCAGGCATCAATTCCTTGAGCGACTGCGCCTGGAACTGCACGATCGCCTCGGCCAGCAAAGGATGCGCTGCCCCGGCCGCCCCCTTGAACGGCCGCGACCGCTCTTCCATCTTGAACCCCAGCAGGTCCAGGCCCTTGGCGTACTGCTCCTCCCAGTCCTTGCGTGATGCCTGATCCGCCTCGAACAGCGCCATCAGGTCCGACGACATGGCCGCCAGGACAGACGGATCGAGGATCTCGGCTAGGTTCGCGTCGAACGGCTTTTCGTCCTCCTCCTCGATTTCGATCTCCACGCCCTCCGGGCCGATCTCGATCTCGATCTCCGGGGCCTCGTCTGCCTCC